ACTGTTGCAGTTGACTTGGAAACTTATGATCCAGATTTAAAAGATAAAGGATCAGGAGCAATACGAGGTAATGGATTTGTCTGTGGTATTGCAGTAGCCACTGGTAAACAAACACTTTATTTTCCTCTTAATCACAAAGAAGTCAAGAATATTCCTTCCAAAGAAGCATGGGAGTATCTTAACGAAAAATTATTTCAAAACCCAAACATTAGAAAAGTATTTCATAACGCAATGTATGATGTATGTTGGATTCGTGCAGAATCAGGACTCATGCCTCACGGACCATTGCTCGATACAATGGTTGCTGCTTCAATTATTGATGAGAATAGAATGAGATATTCACTAGACTCTTTAAGTAAAGACTATTTAGGAGACAGGAAATATAAATACGATTTAAAAGAAAAAAGTCAAGCCGCTCCTTATTTTATCAATGACCCTATGACTAATATGCACAAGCTACCTTATAAATTGGTAAAAGAATATGCAGAACAGGACGTCAATTTAACTCTACGTTTATGGAAACACTTTGAACAAAGATTAGATCGAAAAGACAAAGTTGAAGCTGGAGAAAAATTTGAAAAGATAAAAACTTTAAGACCCATCTTTGAATTAGAAACTGAATTATTTCCGTGCCTTGTTGATATGAAATTTAAAGGAGTTCGAATTGATGTCGATGCAGCTAAGAAATTTGGAGAAAGATTAAATAAATCAAAAAATTCTATAATTGATTACATTGCAAGAAGAACAAACGTTAGAATTGAAATTTGGGCAGCGTCCTCTATAAAAAAACTTTTAGATAAATTAGACATAAAAGACTATAAAACAACACCTAAATCTAAATTACCGCAACTACCTAAAGATTATTTAAAAACTCATAAAAATCATTTTATAAGACTAATTGCCAAAGCTAGAGAGTTTGACAAAGCAGAAGGTACTTTTGTCGAAGGTCTCTTAAAATTTGTTCATAAGGGAAGAATTCACGCAGATATTAATCAAATCAGAGGGGAAAAAGGAGGAACGGTCACTGGACGCTTCTCAATGTCCAACCCAAATTTACAACAGATCCCCGCCAAAGGTTTCATTGGTAAAAATATGAGAGCACTATTTCTCCCTGAAGAAGGACATATGTGGGGTTCTTTTGACTATTCACAGCAAGAGCCAAGAATCGTTGTTCATTATGCTTTGAAATTGAAAATGAAAGGGACAGAAGAAGTGGTTGAATCTTATCAGGAAGATCCGAACGCAGATTTTCATCAAATCGTAGCAGACATGGCTAAAATACCACGGATCACGGCCAAAACAATTAATCTAGGATTATTTTATGGAATGGGTAAAAATAAATTAGCAGAACAACTTAATCTTGACTACACAGAAGCAAAAGAATTATTTAATAAATACCACGAGAAAGTTCCTTTTGTAAGAGAGCTTTCTTCTAGTTTACAAAAATTCGCTGGAAGAAATAAGTTTCTTTACACATTAGAAAATAGATTTTGTCGTTTTGATAAATGGGAACCCATTCATAAGAGATGGAACCCCAAAGAAAAAAAATTTGTAATCAAGGTGCAAGAAGATAAAAAAGATGAGGACGGTAAAGTTGAGACAGATAAGAATGGAAAAGCAAAGAAAATCGAAGTAGAAAGACCTGTACCATTACTATCCAAAGAAGATGCTAAAATTCATTATAAAGCTGAATTAGCTGATAAAGGATATCCTTCTGATAAAGAATGTGAACACTTCGAAAATTTTTATCAACCTGCTTTTATATACAGGGCTCTAAACAAATTAGTTCAAGGGAGCGCTGCAGACATGACTAAAAAAGCAATGGTATTGTTATACAAAGAAGGTATTTTGCCTCATATTCAAATCCATGATGAATTATGTATTTCTATTCCTAATAAAGAAGCAGCCTTAAAAATCAAAGATATCATGGAAAATGCTATTAGACTTAAGATACCAAATAAAGTAAACTACACGGTTGGTAAAAACTGGGGTAATTTAAATTAGGAGGAACTATGGAAAAAGCAAAACAACTTTGGACATTAGCAAAAGCTAATCCCAAAATATCTGCCGCTGTTGCGGTAGCAATTGTTGCCATTTATTTTTTAGTAAACTAGAGGTCTATGTTGCATGGCTTACTTGAACGCAAACATTCCTGTGACCTATGCACAGATCAGAAGAGAGTATCTCTATGATCTTAAAGACCATCAGGGAGAAGTTGAAGACTGTATCATTTTCGCGTTGGCTAGTATCACTGGTCGTCCGATTTTATTCCATGCCATTATGGAAAATGGTGCAATCTTCTACCGTTTACCCATCTCTGCATTTATCCAAAAAGGATATGATGTCAAAGAAGTTCCTAGGATGCGACTTGATGAGCTGGAGCTTTGGAATTGTTTTAGTTACTATCCTAGCGTTACTTCTTTTGATATCCTGGACGCCCAATCTGGAAAATTCATAGGAAAAGATAAGAAGTGGTACGCTGGAGCCTATCTTTTTACAGTTGACTGGGCTCATCCAGAGAGTAATATCGTTGATACTGATCATTCGGAGATCCCGCAAGAACATAAATGCGCACACATACTTGCTTTAGAGAATGGCAACTATGCAGCTCAGCCCAACAATAGATTAATATGGAGTATTCCTTCTTTTACTGTAAAAGATGAAATACCTTATGGCTGGAAGACTCAAACAAGTGAGTGGAATGTGGAAGATGATAGAAAATGGAAAACAGAAGATAGTGATAAATTTTTTTATGGAATTGAGGAGACAAAAGATGATTAAAAAATGGTGGAAAAAATTAAAAGAGTGGTTTTGGAAGGACTTTTATGGCCGTGACTAGATGTAAAAGCTGTAATTGTGAATGTCATTGTTCTGTACGAAACCATTCAGATATGCTAGGTATATGTCCGTGTCAAATGTGCAAGTGTGATTCAAAAGGAATCATTGTAGATGAGACGAAGGAGTGTGAAACGTGTCAATAGATCTAAAAAAATGTTGTGGTACGCACTCAAAAGAAAAAGAAGACAAAGGAGAGTGCTGTCAGCAACACGGGCAAGACAACGCAGAACAACAAACGTATGAGAATGAAACCAAAAGGAGCCAAAATGAATAAACTATTCTTGGTGTTAGCCTTATTATTTGCCTTGAGCGCCTGCTCGGTAGGCAAAAAATGTACCTATACTCAGGATGGAACGAAAATTTCGTCTTATGTATGGTTCTACGGCGAAAAACCAATCGACCTAGATAAAAACAACTGTAGTTAATATTCCAATGATGTGGACTGATGTTATAGATGTAATGAACTTTATATTCATTGCTAATGATATGTGGATGTTATGGACAGCCTTTATCCTGGGCGGAGCTTTTATATGGAAGATCAAAAAATGAAATGGATTATAGCAATTTTAATTGGACTTTCTATCGGAATTGCTGCAGGATTTAGTATCTATCACTATTTCTTTATGGCTAAGTTTAGTTGTTGCGGGATATATGGATGAGTAAAAAAGTAAGTAAAACTTTTAAAGTTGTGATACTAATAGTATTTATAATATTATTTACTGTAACTATGGTATATGGCGCATGATAAAAGAAATAAAAACCCTATTGCAAAAGTACTTCGGTATTTCAAGCCCAAAACCTTTAAAAGCAAAAAAACCTACACCCGTAAAGGTCGAAACACCCAGACAAAAGATAAATTCTTTAGTCTCAGAAATTGGTAAAGATATGTTTGGCATGCAGGTCCGAGTTGAATGGGGTCGATGTCCATACTGTGAATCAGTCACTCAAATGTTGAGTACTAGGGTAGGTTATTTTAGATGTTCTACCTGTAGAGAAATGACCAAGCAATATATTAACGGCCACATTGCTTATTTACCTCTTGACGATCCTCATGTTTTAGGTGATGAGCCGCCAGTCTAAGGGCTACGGTTACGTTCATCATAAAGCTACTCACCGTAAGCGCCCTGGACGTCATTCCAAAAGACCCAATAAAAATAGCCAAACTAAGCACTATCGTGCCCAGGGAAAATAATTTTCACTAGCGCTTGACGTAAGTCCTACGAAAACCTATATTGCCTGTATGAAAGAAACAAATATTTCAGTGAAGGAACAACACGCCCGTCAATTGCTGCACCATAAAAAAATTAAAAGAAAGAAAACCATAATTCTTTTGCGTGATAATTTTGTTACGTTGAGTGAATGTAAGCAACTAATAAAACTATATAATCAACATAAACATTTAGCTTCTGAGTGGTTAGGTTCTTATCTACTTGACAGTTCACAAATTTCACATCCTTTAATGAAAGACATATTAAAGCGATCCGAAGAGGTGGTTCAAAAATACTTTAATTCTAAATTGGTGGTAGAGTTGGCCCAAGTAAAATGGAATACAAAAGGCTCTCATCACCCCCTTCACTATGATTTATCTAGGAGTACGACTGTTTTAGCTTCTGTGACATATCTTAATACTACTTCTTCAGGTCCGACAATTTTTGAAGACGGCTTACAGATTATGCCGAAAGCAGGCCGTATAATTATATTTGATGGAAAACAATATTTACATGGTATTAATACCTGCTTAACCGATCGTTATTCCATTCCAATGTGGTATAAATATTCATGAGATACGAATATACAATAACTAAAGAAGGCGGAGAAGCCGAAATCATGAAAGCCATGGGCTGGAAGAAATTATTTAAAAGTCTCTTGCTCAAGTATCCTGAGTTCAGTGGATGGTGTACCTACATTAATAAACATGGACACGTCCAAGTAAGAAATTTTCTTAAAGGAAAGGAGACAAAAAAATTATGACAAAACTGTTCACGAAGGAAAAAGAAACTAAACGAGCGATCAAAGCTGCAGTAGACCAGGCTAACAGAGTAAGGACTCAGTGCGCTAGCTGCGGATGCACTCCTAAACCTGATGAATGGTCTTCAGTTTGGAACTGTTGTATTGATTGTGCATGAAACCACACGCCATTAATAAAAAAACTCATTTTATAGGGGGTTGGTACACAGATAAAAAGGTAAGTACCGATTTAATAAAATATTTTGAAAAGTCTCCAAATAAAGGCCCAGGTTTTTTGCACTTAAAAGATGGGGAGACGGGGGTTGATAAAAAGAAAAAATTATCTACAGATCTTCGTATTCGTCTTAAAAATGAAGATAAAGAAATTTTAAATTATTATAAAGAACTAACTAAAGTTGTTGGAGAATATAAAAAGAAATATAAATATTGTGATGTTCGACAAGATGAATGGGCAATAATAGAGGATTGGAATATTCAAAGATATAAACCTAATGAGGGATATTTTGCAAAACATTATGAAAGATTTGGTCTTGCAACTGTTTATAGGCATCTAGCATTTATGACTTATCTTAATGATGTTAATGATAGGGGACAAACAGAATTTGTTTATCAAAAATTAAAAATAAAACCAGAAACAGGATTAACTTTACTATGGGGTTGTGACTGGACCTTTACTCATAGAGGAATAACATCTCCAACAGAAACAAAATATATTGCTACAGGATGGTTTAGTTACAGGGAGAAAAAGTGAAGATCTTAATGATTCTAGCTACAGGAGCGATTGTTACTTTTCCCATGGATAAAAGCGTTATACCCGACTGTTTTAGTCAAGGTTATAACATCATGGAAAAAATCAGCGTGTACCACGGACCTGAGGAAAAAGGTAAAAATCAGGGTTGGGTTTTAAATGATTCTAATATTCAAGTTGCAGGTTGGTATTGTAACTAAAGCTATCCCGAGAGGGAAAAAGGGGATAGCTATTAAAGGTGAGAATTCTCAGCTACCACATTTTCGCCACATTGTCAATGAATGTAAACAGATCTACAATTATACTTGGTTCCTACTTGATATTTATTCACATAAACATAGCCCATTTTGGATAAAAGTTTAACAGATTCCATGTGAGCATCACGAGAGCACTCATACCAACTATCATAGGTCGTAGGGTATTCCACAGGGGCCAAACACGCATTTCCCTGAAGAAATGAGCACACCCATATTATTAATATATATTTCATCTTGACATTCTATACGTAAAATCCTATATTCTAATTGAAAAGGAAAGAAAACATGACAGACATTAGTAAATATCGAAACGTTTCACTTACACATGATACCTATAACACATTGGTAAGACTGTCCAAAACTTTATTACCAGATGCAAAATTATCCATCAGTAAGACAGTAGAAGCGCTCGCAACAGAGAAAGATAGAAAATTAAATGGGAAGATCCGTAAATAGCTTTAGTAGTTTTGTAGGACACGCCGAAGAAACCCTTAATGAAGACAGAGCAGATCTTCCAGAAAAAAGTTTATGGGTGGCCGTGCTAACACGAGCGGCCTTAGATGCTTTGAAGAGACCTCCTCAACTTGACATGAGTAGAGTTGCAAACATTCCTCATCAAAATCAATACAAGTATAATAGAGATCAAGCACGTCATTTCTTTTTAGAAGGAGGATTTCATTTTAATGAGATTTGTGAGATGGCTGGAAGGAATCCTCAATACGTTAGAGATAAAGTAAGAAAATCTATTTTAAGACACAACGGATGGAATGTAGATGTGCCTATCACTTCTCATTATCGACAAGGACCCAAACGAAAAAGAGGAAGACCAAAAAAATTAACAGGTAACTCTTATTACGCAGCGAAAGGAAAAATAAATGGATAAACACACTATAAGTTATTATTCCAAGTCGGATGGTAAAAGGCTCAAGCGGCCTTACGATTCGAACTCGGATATGCAGTATGAGTTCACGGCAAAAAGCACGGGGAATTTGTGCAAGAGGTACTGGGATGTTTCCAAGAACGGCTGGAGAACAGCAAAAAGCCGATGGAAAATTTCACCAGTGAAAAAGAAATGAGACCTTATATCGAGAATTTAAATTCGGCTCCTTTTGAAAAAGGACCCCAACGGGGTATCAGGAAAGACATGAATTTTTATTTTAGAGGTAAAGTTAAAATTGAAGGAAAAGAGGATTATCTCTTAGAATGTAAAGAATGTCATAAAATTCTTCCTACAATGGCATTTGGTACACATACCATGAGATCAAATGGAGCTTATTCTCTTCTAGGAATCTGTCGGGAATGTAAGGGTTCAATAGGCGCAGAAGCAAACATCGTAAGAAAGAATGCTCCTCCAAAACCTGATCTTTGCATGAATTGTCACGGAAAAAAAATCCTTCAGATAGATCATATTCACGGAACAACCATATTTAGAGGATGGGTGTGTAGGAATTGTAACACAGGGATGGGAGCATTAGGAGATACTCTGGAAGGAGTGCTACAGGCTGCAATCTATTTGGAAAATGATAAAGATAAAATTATAGAAACATTACATAAAGTTTATGATGAAATATTTGCGAGGACAAGTGAAGAAATATGAAAGATTTAATGGTACCTACAAAGCAAATAAAAACATGCGACAATTGTCATGGAAATGGCTACTTAAATGTGATAGACAATCAAAACCTCACCCAAGTCAAACAGTGTTGGGTTTGTGAGTCAGAAGGGGAGATTAAAAATTATGATAAAGCTGAAGTTGATAATTTTATTTATGATTATTATTTTAACAAGCGGTTGCACTGAATTTGCAATGCTTATGAGCGGGAGTTCTTTGGCCATTAGCCAAAATACTTATGCAAAGATGTATAATGCTGCCGATGTGTTAACGATAATGAAGACAGAAAAAAGTATAAAGGGGCATGCCTATGATAATACGAAAAAAGCATGGAAAGAAATAAAAAAAGGAAAGAAATATATTTATGACAACACAATCAATCTCTTTGGAAACAAGCATTAAAGTTTTAAAAGAAACTATTGTTTGGTTTAAAAAACAAATCGAGCCACATGATTGTGGTTGGATGCACACCACGATCGCGGGACTTAATCACAGAATCAAATTTTTAAATAAAGAAATAAAAAAGAATCGACCCAAGGAGACTTGGCTTAAGGGCTATAACAAACATAAAAAAGACTATGACCAATGGAAGAAAGAGAAATGTCCGCATAATT